GTGGCTGGTTCAAAGACAAAAGTCTTGAAGACATGGGTCGCAAGTATTGGAAAAAACGCAGTTATGTGTTCCAAGGCTTTGTGCGTGAGAATCCTCTCTCAGAAGATCGCACACCAGAGAATCTCATCCGGCGTTTCATCATTGGTCCCCAGATCTTCACCATCATCAAATCGGCCTTGATGGATCCTGAATTGGAGGAATTACCAACAGATTTGTTGCGTGGTCTGGATTTCCGTATCACCAAGACTTCCAAAGGTGGCTACGCAGACTACTCGACTTCCAAATGGAGTCGTAAGGAATCCGCACTCACAGAGGCGGAACAGGCTGCCCTCGCGGCACATGGACTTTTTGATCTTGCAGAGTTCCTGCCCAAGAAACCCTCGGACACTGAACTCAAGGTCATGAAGGAGATGTTCGAAGCATCCGTAGACGGCAAACCTTACGATCCTGATCGCTGGAGCCAGTACTTCCGCCCCGCAGGTGTGTCAGCACCCGCCGGTGGATCAAGTACAGCCGCAGCACCAGCGGCAGTAGCGGAAGCGGCTGTGGCTCAACCCGCCGTGGCTGCCACAAGTTCGTTTGACGAGGACGATGCACCCACTGCCACAGCACCGGTCGTGAAACCTGCTGCTGGTGGACAGAACGCCCAGGACATCCTGGCCATGATCAGGGCACGCCAAGCCAAGACCTGATGTTTTGTCCCATAGATGTAGAACTGTTTCCAGAAGATTGCAGGGTGACGCATCTGTCATCCTGCGATCAATGGATCTACTGGATACAGAAAAACGGCAGTTCTAGCCTGCGTAAAGAAGAACAAAATGGTGCCAAAGGTTATCGCAATCACGACATTGCCTCTCTGCCCATAGTAGATATCTATATCCGTAATGCCAGGGCAAGATACATCAGTGGAGTACATACCTATCTTGAGTTTTTGTATCGAGATTATCCTAAACTAGATAGATCGACATCTTTGTGGTTTATCAAAAGATATAAATTCCTAAACCGTCATTTCTTACCACAATTTTTCTGGTTGGTAAATCTTTCAAGATACCTAGCCCCTGATGCACAATTAAGGATCAGAAATCTCAAAGACTTAAAACATGCTACCACATACATGGAAAGTCCGAAAATAAACAAATTGTCTCAGAACTTTGCAGAAAAATTATTATCGGACGATCCTAATATGGAACTTTGGTTTTTTGTGGATCAGATATTGTTAGATCTTTCTGGGCACTCTTTCACATGGTCACAGATTGTAGATCATTATCGAACCAAGCACGCTGATATCTGGGCCTTGATAACATCTAGTTTACCTCAAATAATGCAAAATGTACTGTCCAAGACTTGATCATTTTGTGCGTTTTAATTCCAATGGCACTGTGAGTCGTTGCGGACACATGATCAATGCTCCAGGATTTGATACGTTGGTGGAGATGGAATCTAGTTCCTGGCTACAACAGATAAAAGATCAGATGGCACAAGATCAATGGCCACCGGAGTGTGTGAGATGCCAGGAAACTGAACCCAACAGCATTAGGATGTTTTCCATTGAATTGGACAAACAAACATCTCAACAGAATTACCTGCAGGTGGGTGGTGTGTTGGATAATCTTTGCAACGCAGCTTGTTTAACCTGCAATGAAAATTTAAGCACACGGATAGGAAGCCTCAAAGATCGCGTATTTCCTGTGATTAATAATTTTAAGGGCTTTTCATCATTACCACGGGAACGAATAGTGCATCTGGATATCAATGGTGGCGAACCTAGTTTTAGTAAAAACTACAAAAGCATACTGAAAAATTTGCCTCCCAATCTACGCACTCTACGGCTCAATACCAATTGTAGCACTGTGCTGGCTGAATTGACGGATATCGCCGATCGTGGAATCGAGGTCACGGTCACAGTCAGTTGTGATGGAATCGGTCCGGTCCACGAACTGCTGCGTTGGCCCATAACCTGGCAGACGTTTTATAACAATCTCATGATCTACCGATCCATGCCGGTAAAATTAAATCTATGGACCACGGTTAGCGTGCTTAACGTACATGATCTGCACGACATCCAAGCCTTCGCCAACGAACACGGAATCGATCATAGTTGGGCATATCTCAAAAATCCAAAAGAACTATCAGTAGATAACAATGATATCCAGGTTCGGGACGCATACATACGAAAACAAAAAGATCTAAGAGATATCAAATGAAAATAGCCATAACCGGTCATACAGCCGGCATCGGTCGTGCGTTCGCGGATTACCTGTCTGCCCGAGGCCATGACATAGTGGGTCTCAGCAAGAGAAACGGAAACAACATCAGGAATATTCCTAAGATACAAGAACAGATAGTGGCTTGCGACATGTGGATCAACAATGCACAATCTGGATATGCTCAAACCGAACTATTATACAAAGTGGCCGACGTATGGAAGGGCGACAACAACAAGATGATCTGGATAATCTCCACCATATTGACACAAGATTCAGGAGTGCCCAACATACCAGGTCTGTCATGGTTATCTATGGCCGAATACAAGAATCAAAAAAGAGCATTGGAAGATGCGTTTCGGCAACTCAAAAATCAATCAAGGATGTGCCTGATACGTCCCGGGGCGGTGGCCACACAGCCTTACAATCAGGCCAATGTCAATGCTGCCGATGTGATTGCATGGGTCCAATCTGTTTGTGATTTCTATATCTCTGCAACAGAAAAAAACCTCTGGCCAGAAGAACTATCTCTTGGCTTTAGACCGCAGTCTTTAAAAATCTAATGGATCCAAAAAAAATATTGACAGATGGTACGTTCTGCCCTATGCCATGGACCGGGCTGATGTATAACTTTGACGGATCAGTAAAAAATTGCATACGCAGTGCCAGCACCATTGGTAATATCAAAGATTACAACATACAGCAGATCTTGACAGGAGAGAGCAACACAGAAACACAGAAACTAATGTTACAAAGCGAGCCCGGTCCACGTTGTCATCCCTGTTACGATATTGAAAATGGAAAAAAGAATTTTGATATCATCAGCGATCGTATATTTTACATACGAGAACTTAAACATGTACCAGTAGATACCTATGTGGTAGGAAATCATGATCTAAGAACTATAGATGTAAGATGGAGCAATCTCTGCAACTTTGCCTGCGTCTATTGTTCTCCACAATTCAGCAGCCAATGGGCCAGTGAACTCAACATCCGGTCAGTGCGTCCAGACCCCGATCAGATACAACAGTTTAAGGATTATATATTTGAACACGCTGCCAATCTTAAACATGTGTATCTTGCCGGCGGCGAACCTTTGTTGATGAAAGAGAATCTAGAACTTTTAGAACTTTTGAAACAACACAATCCCACAGTAAATTTACGCATCAATACCAATCTCAGCAAGGTGGATACCAAGATATTTGATTTGATATGCGGATTCAAAAATGTACATTGGACTGTGAGCGTGGAGACCATGGCCGAAGAATTTGAATACATTCGCTACGGCGGATCATGGCAGGATTTTTTGGAAAACTTATCGGTGATCCGTGAGCGTGATCACAAGATTTCATTCAATATGTTGCATTTCCTTCTAAATTATCGCAGTATTTTCCAGTGTATTGATTATCTCAGATCATTGGGATTTCATGCCAACAGTTTCATAGCAGGTGCCTTGCTGGCTCCTCTTTACCTAAACATCAGACATTTGCCAGATCATGTGTTAAAATCAGTACAAGATGAATTGGTATTCCGTATTAGCGATCGCCCGGGATATCTATTGGAACAGAGTTTGGGTAATTTGTTAAACTATATACAGCAACCTTTTGCACGAGATTTAGATGGATCTATAGAACGACTCGCCATCATGGATCAACGCAGGAACATAGACGGTAGTAAAATTTTCACAGAATTATACTCATTACAACAAGGAAACCACCATGGCCAAACCATTTGACGTATCAAAATTCCGCAAGGAGATAACCAAAAGCATCGACGGACTCAGCATCGGTTTCAACGATCCCACAGACTGGATCTCCACAGGCAACTATGCCTTGAATTATCTCATATCTGGTGACTTCAATCGCGGTATTCCTCTAGGCAAGGTCACTGTGTTTGCTGGTGAATCGGGTGCGGGCAAGAGTTATATCTGTTCAGGCAACATCATCAAAAACGCACAGCAGCAGGGCATCTTCGTGGTGTTGATTGACAGTGAAAATGCCTTGGATGAGGACTGGCTCAAGGCCCTGGGCGTGGACACAGATGAAAAGAAACTGCTGAAACTGAGCATGGCCATGATCGATGACGTGGCCAAAACCATATCAACATTCATGCAGGATTACAAGACCTTGCCCGATGGCGAACGTCCCAAGGTCCTGTTCGTGATTGATAGTTTGGGTATGTTGCTCACACCCACTGACGTGAATCAGTTTGATGCGGGAGAAATGAAAGGCGATCTAGGCCGCAAACCCAAAGCACTCACGGCCTTGGTGCGTAACTGTGTGAACATGTTTGGCAGTTACAATGTAGGTCTGGTGTGTACCAATCATACCTATGCCAGCCAGGACATGTTCGATCCTGATGACAAGATCTCCGGCGGCCAAGGATTTATCTACGCATCTTCGATTGTTGTGGCCATGAAGAAAATGAAACTTAAAGAGGACGAAGACGGCAACAAGATCTCGGACGTCATGGGCATCCGTGCCGGTTGCAAGGTCATGAAAACACGCTATGCCAAACCCTTTGAAGGTGTGCAGGTCAAGATCCCCTATGAGACGGGCATGAATCCTTATTCAGGGCTGGTAGATCTTGCTGAGAAAAAAGGTCTCTTGAAAAAAGATGGCAACAGGCTTATGTTTGTCA